CGAGGCTTCCGCTCTCGTCGATGCCACGGCTCAAGCTGAGCTCAAGAAGCTCAGGGAGGAGGCCGTGAAGACGGGCGTCTGGACCAAGCACAACGCGGTCTGGAACCCGATCGTCGCCAGCTGGCTCGCGACCCTCCCTGAGGGGTCTTGGGCTCTCATGCACTCCGGGCCCGACCTGAACGACCCCGCGTTCGAACGGGTGCGCAGCAGGATCGGGCGGGTCGTCGCCGTAAAGCCTCTGAGCGACGAGGTGCGCGAAGAGCGCCTCAGCTCAAGGGTCGCTGACTACGAGGAGAAGCAAGGCAAGTTGTCTACTCATAACTTGGAGGGCCACAAGAAGTGGCTCTCCGCGCAGGCCGGGCTGGTGAGGACCTACAGTCCGGAGGCGCTCATGGCGCTGGTCAGCAGACCAGCGATGGGAGAGAAGTGATGCGCGACAAGACCGCCCAGATCAGGCGGGTGAGGAGCTTCGCCCGCGCCGTCGAGACGGCTTCCGCCGACGCGGGAGACGCCGGCAAGAGGGTCGAGAGGTCCCATCAGCGGCAGGAGCCCGGGCACAGGAGCCGTGCCGAGGCCCGGGAGGCCCGTGCACTCGTCGAGCGCGGCGAGGAGCCGACGTAGCTACGTCCGACGGTCGCGGCCGACTGTCGAGTATCGTAGCGACTGGATCCGCCCCGAGGAAGTCATCCCTCGGGGCGCCTGGTCCGAAGGCCTCACCCGGTACGCCACTAAGGCGCCTGGGCCCCGGGCGCTGCAGCTGCTCCCAGGAACGGACACCCACGTCAAGGCCTACTGGGTATTCATGGACAGGCTCCGCCGTAGCCTCTCGGAGAGGTTCCCCCGTTCGAAACGGACGCGGGTGGGCTTCACCGGGGACGCGATCCCGTCGGACTGGGGCTTCATGGGCTCCGTCCAGGGTACCATGCCCAACCCGGCGGGCGTCGCCCCGCGGGACTCGAGCGGCCTGGTAGCCGTAAAGTTCGCTTCGTCCAAGTATCAGGCGCAGCGCGCGTACGGGGAAAGGTACAAGGCCACCAAAGGGGACGCACTCACTGCGAAGCAGACCGAGTTCGTCCACCGGGTGGTGCGCCTACTCGTGGGCCTCGGCGACCTCAAGCCAGTACCCGTGAAGAAGTCGGTGACGGTGGGCCTTCCCCACATGTCCACTGACCTCGATCTGAAATACCGTATCGTGAGAAGGTGGAACGACCCCGCGTTCCTGAAGAGCGCGACCAGGCTCATCGAGCTCCGGGCGGTCCGAAGCCTCTTCACCCGTCACGAATTAATGATAGCGTACACGAACGGGTATCGCTACCAGACGGACAAGATCGAGTACGACGAGGAGGGCGCGCATCCGAAGCAACGATTCCTCCTCGACTGGACCGGGGCCCTGATCGAGGCGGACCGCTCCATGACCGACGACGTCTGGGCCGCTTTCAAAGGGCCTACGGAGTTCGATTGGGTGCGTGACATGATCGCGTGCTGCCGATCGCGTCAGATCAACGTCGCCCCGATGGACGGCATGTACCCCCTCCGCGTGCTCGCCAAGCGCGAAGAAGACTACATGACGAGGGAGTACCCCTTCCTGCTCAAGCACCAGGGGTTCCCTTCGATCCAGAAGAAGCTAATCGGGGCGGCGATCGTCCGGATCGTGGACGTGGAGTCCCACGACTGGGCATTCCCAAAGCCGGTCATCGACGCCTACAAACAGGCGCACGATGGCTTGGTTGCCCCCTGGGTAGTACAACTCATCGACCTGGCGCTACACGCGCCCGCGCTGCTGAGGAGTGACTACCGCTGGGCCGCTGGCTCGAGGTGGGAGGCCGACCCCCTCGACGACTCCCAGTACACAGCCTGGCGGGTGAATCCGTCGGGCATCCCGATCACGTCTATTCTAGCGAAGATAGCCGGGATCGTCTACGGTACCTACCTCTTCTTTGCGAACGGAGACATCACAACGGACGAAGATATCAAGCGCCTCTGGCGAGGCGAGCTCGAGTTCGGATTCGTCGACATGGGCGATAACATGGCGTTCTTCGATAGACGGGCCCACTCTTGGATGTTCGCCGACAACTGGGACGAGAAGCTCAACTTCGCTATGCTGGCGGAGGCCGACACCATTCTGGGCGGTCTACCTTACGGCGAGGATGGCTCCCCTCTCCTCTTCCTCCCAAACATCATGACCG